ATACGGCGGATGTCCCCACATAACGACATACATGGACTCGACTTTTCCAATGGAATAACCAAATTTTGGCAGGCATTTTATTGTTCCCCAAACTATTTCTGGATCAAGTGGCCTGTCACCATTCTTGGGTTTGCACAATCTCTGTGCCTCAGCACAATAGCGACGGAAAAGTCGTTGGTCACTGAAATCTATATGTCCAAGAATTTCAGTATAGAATCTAATCGCCAATTTCGTAACAGGGCCAACATTCCGAGACATTATAATTTCTGCGCGGTACTACACATAGAGATTGTTACTATCTGGCTGCTTATATTTCTTTATTTCTTTCAATTTTCTGTATAAATCAAGACAATGCCCCCTATGTTCGCCGGAGAGGTGAAACCCTTCGTGTAAACACACAACCAATTCTCTCCATATTTCATAATCTCTTTTCTTTTTAGTGCGAAGTGGATATCTGTCAAGCATTGGAATAATAATACATCTTAAATCTCGAACAACTGTACACCTCCATGCTATCGCGTCTTGGTAATTTAACCCTTGCGCCCTTTTATCTTTATTATTTGTATAACAGAGTATGCCACATTGCAGTGTTTCTTTAACCTCTCTCACAATATTACAATCATCATCTCTTACCCCAACCTGGATTCTGGCACTTATACCCAGTGTTCTGTTGCTAATAATTGCAAAAAATGAGCCTTCGCCGTCAATCCACCCAGAAAACCAAGAACACCACAATGGGGTTGGATTTATTTCAATTTCAAATTGTTTTTGATGAACCGGCATGTCATTTCTTCTGGTGTTCCATTAGTGCATTCTTGCCCGCAAGAAACCACTCGCCGTTCTTCTTTGCGAATAGACGATACAACTTCTTCCCGTATTGAGTCAATCCCTGATAAGCACCGACATCCTCTTGTATCTCATCGCTTACAAGATAGTTCTCTCCAACAATCAAATCGGCAGACTCCACCTCAGTCTTTTGTGGTATAAGCATTCTTATCGCCCAATACTGCTAGAAGTTGCGCCACTGCCAATTTTGCACGCCTCAATTCGTTCATTAGAACATCTCGTTCTTTTGAATCTGGAATCTTATCAACTTTCAGCAAGGCACGGAAGATGTCTTGGCGTATCTTCTTGGTGGTATCAATGTCTGTCATTTTTGGGTTGCCGACTGATTTGGAACAGAATATGTTGCCGTCCCAATTAGTCCTTCTTTCTTGTTCCAAATGTATGCCTCGGCACTCCTGATATTCCCAACAAAACCATGTTCAGAGTGCCAATCGTCAGCGGCAGATAGAGAGGGAAGGATTCTAACCCTGACGCCATGTTTTTCTTCTAACCTGACTTGGTGCAAGTCTCCAGTATGAACCTCTCTGAATTTCGTTGCGCCGAACATCTGCGGTTGTTCTGTAGCCATAAGCAATGGATAGTCGGAACGCTTCCCAACCTGCCCCTCGTGTGACCACATTAGCATTACATTCCCCCATTGGAAATACTTTCTGGGAGTCGGGTCATTCTCTATTACAACGTCTTTATATTTGTGGTAATAACATTCCAGACTATCCCCCAAATGCCATGTGGCGAGTCTGTCGTGATTACCGGGAACAACCACCACATTGACGGGTGCAATTTTTCTCATTTGCTCTATTGCCCTGACTGTCATCTCGCGGGCAATCCTGAATGTTTTGTGAAATCTAGAGTCTGATGTTACCATCGTGCCTGCGGCAGTAGTCCCCTCTGCGTTGTTAGTATTTAGCAAATCGTTTCCTACAACAAAGCAAATCTTGTCAACGGAATAGGATTCCGTTCTTGCGAGAAGAGTCCCTAGCGCCTCGTCAAATAATGCCTCCGCAATTCTAACATCATAGTCCCCCCATCCCGTCTCTCGCCCCCATGCCAGTTTCCCAATGTGGAGGTCTGGAATTGACGCCTCCATAAGATTGTTTGATGACTTTCTGTTTATTCTCTTTATTGGTTTGGCGCTCGTTGCAACCCTCTTTGCGGATTCCTTGAGACTTTCAAGTTCCTCCCTGACAGTTATTTGCAGAACCTTCTTCTTTAGCCATGCCTTGACTTGGTATAGTGGCTCTACAAATATCTTCCCAGAGTCCTTCACATATCCATCGGCAACGCCGCTTTTCCACACCAAATCCTGTCTCTTGTCTTTCCTGCCAATTTCCCATTTATTTACTAAAAATCTCTCCACGTCCCATTCTTCCGTGTTCACCTCAAAGAAATCAATCAATGCTTCAAGTGTGTGAATGCGCGTTTCTTTTAATGAGATAGTCCACGAATCCCCAGAAACCTCGTGTGTTTCATTTGAGTCCGTAGAGACAGGCGACTTTTCAGATGCCTTCTTCTCCTTGTTCAATATGTTGCCACATTTTGTGCTACAAGTGGAATTTCTATCTGGAAACTCCTTAACCTCATGGCAAACAGGACATTCCCTCTTTGATGCCTTATGTTGCGATTTGTGGCGAGGCACTATTACACATTACTCCTAATCAATCCAAGATCGCTCAATGGAATAACCGTCTTGTGATACTGGCTATCGTGGCGTTGAGTAATTACCAAGCACTCTCCCACAACAGAAAATACCTCTCTGCGACAATGCTGGCATTTGATTGAACTACCCGCAGATGGGATTATTGTCGCCATATACCCCACCGATTGAAATAAAACCTCCGCCCAAGAAGCGCCCCCTGATTCTTTCTTTGGCGGAGCAGTGATAGAGGCCGAAGATTCTATCATTGGCTTTTTGGCATAAACCGCTGTTGGATAACACTCCGAAGTCTAACTTGCAATGCGGCGGCTTTTGCCTCTGGAACTTGCTCAAGATTGAGTGGTATTGTTTCAAAGACATTCACAATCCGTTCTACATCCGAGAATGACAGCGCCTCACCAACTATCCATTTGGTGAACGCCACGATGGTAAAATTCTTTTCAATGTCAAGCATTTTCGTCTCTAATCTCCGTTAGGTCAATAGTCGCAGGGTACTAGCGACATAATGTTTAGAATCCCGCAATCCTCAAAACTTTCTCAACGCCACTTCTGAATATCTGGACGACTCCTTGCTCTACATCCTGCTTTATCCTTTCTATGTCGCGCCAGCCACGCATCTTGTGGAACCACGTTTGCTTAACAACGCTATGAACCCACGGCGCATAACTTGTTTTGTTCTCCACAACGCCTTGAACGCCATTGCTCTTTTCGCTAACACGCCTATCCCAATGCAGATTTAGTTGTTCACTTTCTCCGCGATTATACTTCTCGTATTGAGTGCCACGTCCACGAATGTAGTAGGGAGGGGGAGGGTTGTTCGCCTCAGATGTCGGTGGATAAACAGCCGCATTTGTCGCTACATATTTCGTGGCGTCGTGCATTCCGCCAAGCATGGCAGTTTTGCGAATCAAATCACCTGCCGTCTTCAATCTCTTGGCGAGTTGGTCTGCCCCCTCAATCTTGATGTCAATGACTACTGGCATGTTAGTCCTGCATGATTAATTCGCATCTGTCGTTGCCGTTGCAAATCGTACCATGAGATGGGCTGATTCCGCCGGTTTCGGATAACATTGATTTCATCGAGGCATATGTCTTGTCGCCATATGTTAGGCACGTCGCGCAATGGTTAATTACGGCGGGATCGAGACGCCATAGAATCTGTTTCCCCTTCATCTCTGCCAATGCTCCAACAGCATTGTTGTGGATGCTCCACCATGCCCCAGAATAAGACCCGATTCGCGCTGTAGCAGTCCCAAGTATACCTCGAATTGCCTCAGCGCCAACACCAGTTGCCAGCGCAATTTGAATGTCTTTGTCTTGTAATGCCTTCTCAATCTTGGCTTGCAAGTCTGGGATGAGACTGTCTTTTAGATATCCCTCATTTGCCGCCACGATGTCAGCAATGATTCTTAGGAGTTCTGGCGTGGGTGCTTCGTCTCCGAGGGCAATATCTATCGCATTGGGGAGAGACTTTCTACCAAGCACTTGCAATATTCCGAGTAGCGCCAAGAGTCCTGCCACAATGATTGACTTGCGTTCAGTATCGTCTTTAGCGTCTGCCACATCAGTTGCAAAATCATCAGCCCAATCCTCGTATTCTGATTCTAATTCTTCCTGATAGGCGTTGACCGCCTGTATCTGTTTCGTCGGCCTGCCACGCCCACCTCTGGTATCCGAGAGTTTAGTGTTCTCAAATACTGCCTTGATTGCCACCTCGGTCTTTTCACATTCCAGCAATCCGCCACGAATGGCGTGATAGAGTCTGGGAGACAGGACTTCACTCTTGAATGAATACAGTCCGGGATTACGTCCAGCAACAGACTCTTTTGTGGCGACTTTCCGCCAGCGATTTAGTTCTGTGCGTATGCCCTCGTCAATAGCGGCTTGTGGCAATTCGGGTATATCCTTTGCCGCATCCGATAATTGATTGACCGGCGCATCAGACTCCGACATAGCTGCATTGGGTGAAGGCAGGCGTCTTTTTGATTTTGGGTCTAGCCCGCCCTTGTCACCTGCCCCAGGACTGGTGGGCGACAAGCCCAACAATTGTGCAACAAAGGCGGGATCGGTTGCCAGTGGCACAGGAAGATTACCGAGTAATTCACCAAGCCCCATTGTATCATTGGCGTATGGTGCTAACCCTAAATCCTGCCTTGCCTCATTGTATACCTTTGCCCTCCAGTAGACATTTCTCTCTTGCACGTTCAATGCGCGGTCTTGGGTTCGGATGTCCTCAAACTCGTAAACTAAATCCTTGCCATAGAATCTGTGAAGTGCTTGTACTGTTATTTGTCCGGCAACGAGTCTATGTGCTGGATGAATGATGGTATCCTGGAACATGCGGTATCTCTGCCGAAGTTCCGATTCTGTCTGCTTGCCGTGTAGTTCATATCCGAGGAACACCACATCAAGTTCATCGCGGGTGAATGACCTTTGCCCAATCAGTTCCATTTCTTTTTGGGTGAGTCCAAGAGTGGTTGCCTTGACATCTCCCGCCCGCGTGATAATTACCTTCTGTTCCTCCTCAAAGTCGTGGCGAATCTGTGCGCTTAGGGCGACGAAATCCCGTTCCCCTGTTTCCTCGGGTAACGATATGATGCTTCTCGGCATACCTCTGCCAGAGACATATGTATCTCTCTGGAACTTTCCCGTTCCGATTTCAGTTTCCATTGCGAGTAATGCGGCATTGAGGGGGACTTCGCCATCCAATAGGGTGAATGGATTGGGAAATTGAAAATGCACGACATATTCCGGGAGAATAATCTTGCTTTGTCCCGACAGCGTGGTGTATTGGTATCCACGAATCATCTTCTCCTTATCCGGGATGGGTTTGACTCTATCTGCCGGAATGGGCCAAATCTCGGCTATAACTTTCTCATTTCCAGCCTGTGGTGCTAAGAACCAGTAGGCATTACCCTTCAATTGCATCCACTTGATAGTGTAAATCCACAAGAACGACAAATCCATCTTGTCGTTTGGCTTTCGCAGAAGCAACTCGAATGGATGGTTCTTTATGCTATTGAGTTGTTCGCCCTCTATCTTCTTGACTTCGCCGTTTGCTGAGGAGAAGGTGTTGGCAAAGAGTCTGATGTCAGAGTATATCCAACTGACAGTAACCGCAACTCTGCGCTTTTGGTCATCCGCCATCTTTGAAAATGGGTCGCCCTCAGATATATTGGACAAGAACATTGAAACAAGTTCTCTGTCCTCTTTGTCAAGCTGGTGTGCTTTCCAAGAGTTAACAGCAAATGCCGCTCTATCAATACCCCATTTCACTGCTCCATCTATCAGTCCCAGTTTGTTTTTAGCCATTCCTCGTTGCCCCTTTGCTATTCCTCATAGCCTATCGGGTGTTTGTACAAATTTGACTAATACTTTGTCTTTGTGGCACTATGCGGTATTTTAACTTCCCACAGAGTCCCGCCCATTGGTGAACCTGAAGGTGCAAGAGTCGGGTCAAGGTATCCAACCGCCTCACACTCACATTCCATTTTCTCATCCTCAACATATCTGCCAAATCCGCTACTCGCAAGACGCCTTGCCAATGCCCGCTTCCACGCTGGCAACTTGCCGTTTTTCTTTAGACTGTCAATCTCATTGTGTCCAAAAGTGATATATGTTTTCACTGTATCCCGTAATCTTTCTTGTATTTCTCATTCTTTCTCATGCATTCATCGCAAACAACATTCTCGTCGTCTGCCTCTCGATACAATCCCCATATTCCAGCCATGCGATAGAATCCAGAAGTGCCCATGTTAGATTCTAGTCCACTAACTGTTTTATGGCATCTATCACACGCCACAACAACGCTTTTTAGTTTGTGGCTCATTTTTGTTTGGCGAGAATACGCTAATATCAATGTACAGATTGTCAGAAAGAGCGCCGATGTGAATTGACCATGCTAGTCGTCCGTGTGGCCTGTGGACTGGATTTTTTCGCACCTCATCTCCATCCTCAACTTCTGCATAACTTACAATATATCCATCCACTGCATTACAGATAGCACCCACAAGAACATTTACTGGTGATACTGTTTCAATCCACGGAACGGCAATTAAGTCTAAATCCCGTTGTCCACTTCCATGAAATCCAATGGCATAACCATGTTGCCTCGCCACATCTCGGCAAATGGGCAGACATTCGACATACTGTGCAATCATTTCTTCTTTATACAAACTCCAGCATGGCAATCCGACTACTGCGGATTGACGGGATTAGATACCTAACCGTGTCTGCGAAGTGGAATGCGTTTTTGTTGTAAATCTCGTCTGTGGGATTGCCGGAGTTATCGTACTTGCGCCGATACAATAGCATATCGTTTTGGACTCCGGGCAAATCATCAAAGAAGAATAAGTTGTTCTGCTTTATATGTGAGTAGACAATGTTTATTCCAAGCCAGACATCGGCAATCTTTGGCAACTTTACGGATAGTCCGCCGTCTCTAAACTCCTGTCGCCATTGTCCTTCCGCCTTTGCGCCTCCAAAGGTTATGGGCAACATCGGCTCCGATTCCAGCATCGCTTCAACATGCTCTTTCGCACTTCGCCCGCCCGCCTTGTATTCTCGGCAACAATACAGTTTCTTACTCTTCGGGTCTTCTGCCCAGAATGTCGCCACAGTATTGACAGCGCCGAAGTCTAATCCCATGTATCTCTGCCATGTGGGGTCTATCTCAAATCGTGGAATGAAATGCAAATCCTCATTAAGACAGTCATAAATCATGTGGCGAGGCCGACTGATTCTGCCCCGGTAGAACATATTGAACAAGTCGTCTGGGAGTTTTTCTTTGGCGTCATTCCATTCCTCAACTGAGAACTCTGGGTTTACAATGGAATCGTATTGAACTAGCGTGCAATCCTCCTTGTCGTTCTCGGTAATGTCAACTTCTGCACCATTCGGCAATGTTTCAGTTCTAGTAGTACCCGTTTTTATTACAGGGTCTATGATTTCTGTCTTCATCCAGGCCAAATTGTACAATGTGCTTGTGATAAGTTTCCTGCCACGATTGAGGGCCAATCGGCGGTTGATAACGCGAAATGCCTCTAGTGGGAATTCGACTTGTCC